ACACTAGGTTGCTGGCAACGGTACGTAGTGATAAGCCAATTATCGCCTAATGGTTCCATCTGTGCAACTGCATGATTTAAAGCCTGCGTTTTATTCTTAAACTTATCGTCTTCGAATGAGACAATGTGGCCGTTTTGCATCTCTACGTCACACCAAAACTTGTGCTGGTCACCGTAATTACGTTTCTCTTTAGTCATCTTTTAATGCGTCCACTGTGTTCTCGTTATCACTAACATGGTCAACTAACCAACCCATGTAAACCTCAGCCTTCCTTAAATCCTCTAGGCCGTTCTTATGCCGGTAATGTGATATGTACTTAATCACATTGCCTAACAAGTAACCCTCGTATTGCTGAGGGGTCATAGTTAATTCCATATATTCTATGGGTTGAACAGCTTGTTTTGTGTAGTGCTGTTGGTTTTTTACGTCTTTATACTCCATATTTTCTCCTTTGTTAAGTTTGGGGGCTTGTTTGCCGTATACTCTAGCCTAAAAATCAGCTAAAATAAAATCTAATTTTCAATCTCACCCTCATTATATATCGTACTATCTACAACCATATCAGTATGTAACGGTTCAATATCGTTCACCGATACAAAGCAGGCCGAGCATAAATCTACGAAACCACCTTCCAACTCATGCCCTACACCATACTTACGGGTACTTTCATAATCCGTAAGCAATACGTCACATGCAATACAGCGCACTAGTAGCTTTGCTCCAACTGTTGAGCCTGTAAAACCAACTCCGCCTCAGCGTCAGCAATACTATATTCACGCTCTAATCTTTGTTGCGCCTCACTTGTAGGGTGTACTAACATCTGCTGCATGGCACAGTAGATTGCATAGTCAGCAGCAATCTGCGACCGCTTTAAGTCTTCTTCTTCTATTACTTTACTCATTATTATTAGACCTCACTTTGTCTATATTTTCGTTAATAGTCTGTACCATTATAGCACGTGTTAATTCGTCCAGCACTAAAATTCTATCCATATAATTGTAGGCATCTTGCTTACTTTTACCAAATGTAAGCGTCCAGTCTGCTAACATTTTCGCAATATCTGAGTAGGCGTTGTCATTCATAGCTCTGAGACCTCCTGAGAGACCGTGTAACCCATCTCCTTGATTAGGCTTATAGCGTGGCGTGTTAGGGTCTTATGGCCTGTGAGGCGTGTAAATAGCTTAGCCTGTGGGCATACTGGATAAATGTATTCCCGGCCATAATTTGTTGCAATCTTTACTGTGATATTCATTATGCGCCCTCGTTGTTTGTACGTATGAAACTGGAAACAATGCTACTAAGTGCTGAAATCTCCCTATATAAATCTATTTTATCTTCTAGCCCTTCAGTATATTGCATTGAGTGTTCAAGGTTAATTTCTTGAATGGCTTGCGAGACAGTTAATAGACCCATGTTTATCAGCTCTGCTTTTCGTAGTAATAAGCTGCGCTCTAGCGTTTGATTGCTAGTATTCGTTTTAATAGTCATTATAAACCCCCTAAAATATAAATATAAGTACAAGTTAAGAAAATACAGCTCATAAACGCAAGGCCAGCCAGTATTGCCTCAGCCCATGTCTCTTCCTGCTGTGGCTTTGGGTCGTTGCTGTGTACGAAATCGTGTTTGATTTTCATTCTAATTATTCTCCCTTTTAATTATTTAATATTTTTTAATATGTGACTAATAACATCAACTGTCCAGCCGTTGCCTAGCATGCGGTAGCGTTGTGTGTTAGATACGCCTTCCGTGTAGTTATCAGGTACAGTTTGCAATCGTTCGCACTCAATAGGTGTTAGTTTACGGTAAGTTAAGCCATCGTCATATGTCAGATGATTATTATGTTGCCACGATGATGTAGTCATTGATGGGGACTTATTTTCTTTTAAACCACCCTTATTATAGCCATGTGGTATTTGCAAAATCTTAGGTTCACGGCACAGTCCATCATTACTAAATACTAGTTGTCGTCTGTGCTTTTCAAAATACGATTTTAAATTACCGCCCTTGAAGTAATTAGCGTCAATACAATGTGATTTATCCCTATCTACAAAACCATCGTCAATGATGTCAGCAAGAACAATACCTTTATCTTCTGGCACAGTGACATTCGGAATGTTAGTCCAATACAGCCGCACTCTATTCTGGGCAGATACTAGGCTGCTATTTATCTTGATTGGTTCAACGCCTAACAAATCGCTAATAACATCTTGATATTCTTTTTTCATGCGCACATTTTCAAGCAAAAAATATTTTGGCTTTAATTCTTTTAATAAGCGCACGAACTCAAAAAACAGTTTACTACGTGAGTCATCAAAATTTAATTGTTTACCAGCGAATGAAAAACCCTGACACGGTGAGCCACCTATTAACAAATCGATTTGGGGCAAGTCGTCAGCACTAACTTGAGTTACGTCACCTATGTGTTGTGTGTCTGGATAATTCTTCTTAGCAATAGTGATTGCATACTTATCTATCTCACTAGCGTAATAACTAGTGATTGGTATATTTTGACGTTCCAGCGCAATCCGACCGCACGACATACCATCAAACAAACTTAATACATTCATAGCTCTGGCACCTCTTTTAATGAACCCTTATCATCTGAAGCCATAAATTGTTCACCAAACGCATAAGCCATTACTTGCTCTTTCTCTTGCTCGGTACATTCGTTTATTGTTCCAGCGTCTAAAATTTCTTCCATTCTTTTTTCACTAAGTAACATCATGCACCTCTTTTCAAAAGGTCGAATTCTTCCTTTTTCAAACCTTCCTTAAGCCTGAGTTGCCAAGTCTCATGTAATTTGTTCATAAGCTCTAGGTAGTCTAATAACGGTAAATCACCACTGAAATTTAAATCGCGCAAAGTGTTAATAGCTTTTGCGCCCTCGTTTAATGCTTCGCATGCTTTCTCGAATGCTTGTTGTTGTGTAAGTTTTTTCATTTTTAATCCCCTATTATTGTTTATAAGCTATAATGTCAATGCAATCATTACCTAGTCCCGTTACATCGCATTGAGTAAACCTTGTAGGCTCTTCGCCGTTGCGTATGGCCTCTTCATAACTAGTACTTACTGTTATATATTCTATCCCCTCTTCTTCTAGCCATTTGTCAATAACTAATTCTTCAGTATATAAGCCAGAACAATCATCATTAATTATAGCAACCGCTATCTCTCTTGAGATTGTGAACTCTTTACTTCTCATTTTTAATACTCCTATTTTTAGATTAAGCCGTGAAGGACAGCGTGTAATGACCAGATAGTCGCACTGGCAGATACCACCATCAAGATTAGCACTGCTAATAACTGTAATACTGTTTCCATCTTACTTAGCCCCCTTTTAAAATTCTGTTACGAGTAGTGCTTCATCGTCCACTACAATTACTTGAGCGCAATCATATAGCCATTCTAGCGCATCATCATCATCTGCAGGGCAGTTTGAATATGCGGCTCGCACTTCCTGCATGTTGCTGTATTTGTTCCATTCACATCTAATGGCGACCACATCTAAATCTATTGGCTCGCCCCAATCTTCTTCAAGTTGCTCATAGTACTCAGCTAGTGCAAACGCTTCATCACGTGTCCAGTTTGCGAACTCATCTGCTAGTAGTATGTTTGCTACTTCATATGTTGATAATTCTACTTTCATTTTGTATTGCCTCGTTGTGTTGTTTAGTTAATTTAGGCTATTTCTTGCCGTTCTTCAGCCTATGGGTAACACCCTAGACGAATACTGCTCATTTCTCAACTATCTCTGATGGGGTATATTGCAAATTAATTTTATGCGGTGTGAAATGGCCTATATATAAGGAGTCACTAAATAGCATGGTAAGCGGCATGGCAATCCTCAAAAATAGGCACGGTATATTCACTGGTAAATTGTTCATTTAGGCAACCTCCCCAACTCTCACCCTTTCACTTTCTGAACCATTTTCTTGCACAATTTAATGGTTAATTTCCGGGACTAGTTGCCCCGAAGGGGGAGGGGGAGGGGGGAGTAGGCTTGTGTAACTTTAAAGTACCCTCCCAAATACAAAAAAGTGGGTTTTAGGGGAAATTTAAGGGGCAAACTGTCTAAAAAGTGGTAAAAAACTACTAAAAAGTGTTTAAGTAAAGAATTGGTTAATTTAATATACTAATCAATATCTTACCGTAAAGAGGAACGAAGAATAATTAGGCCGAAAACGGACAGATTGATGCGAAGCATAAGATTACTAGCCTCTTACCAACACAACTGCATAAACGGTCAGTGATATAGATGTTGGTATGTTGTTCGTATGATACAATGTGTTGTATTTGTACAACAATAAGTATTAGTTCTTGACATAGCCGAAAATATATGCTATAATATATAGTATATTAAATCTCTTACTTACTTAACTAGGTCTATCACCATTTACCGTTTATGAATCCACCTAGAAAAACTCCTTTTTTCGGCCAACATAAAATGATTTACAATAAGAAGAAAGATAATTATAAAGGGGAAAGCTATGCCCTTAAGAAATGTAGGTATAAAAAGAAAGAAAATTTAGGTAATGATTAATGGCTGTAAAAAAGAAAGCTAAGTCTAAAGTCAATCAGGCTGGTAATTATACTAAGCCCACTATGCGTAAGAACCTGTTCAATAAAATCAAAGCAGGTACTAAGGGTGGTAATGCTGGTCAATGGTCTGCTCGTAAAGCCCAGATGTTAGCCAAAGAGTACAAGGCTAAGGGTGGAGGCTACAAGTAATGGCATTAAAGAAATCACAGAAGTCCCTGAAGAAGTGGACTAAGCAGGACTGGGGTACTAAGTCAGGCAAAGCATCAGCTAAGACTGGTGAACGTTATTTACCGAAGAAAGCCAGAGAGGCTTTATCGGCTAAAGAGTATGCAGCTACCACTCGTAAAAAACGAGAGGATACTAAAAAAGGGAAACAGGTTAGTAAACAACCTAAGAAGATAGCAAATAAAACTCGACAATACAGGAAGAAATAATATGCCAATGGGTAAAGGTACATACGGTTCTAAGGTGGGTCGTCCACCAAAAATGAAGTCCAACAAGAAAGCTATGCCAGCGAAAGCAAAGGCCAAGCCTAAGAAGAAATGAAGATTGCAATAGTAGTGGTCTTAATACTAAACCTTAACGGTGAGGTAATACACAAGACTACTATTGAGCAAGAGTGTCCTGACGTAGCGGCTATTGCCAATGAACTTGAGGACATGAAGAAGAAGGAAATGATAAAAGACTACGGTGCAGTATGCCTGCCCGCAGAGTTCAATTACGTTGAAGGGATACCATTATGAAGAAATTACTGATTAACTTACGTTACTTGTTAGCACCCACCTCGATTAGTCTGGCACTCTATGGAGTAGTACAGGGAGGTGTATTGTCTTGGCTGGGTGTCTTTATGCTAGGTGTAGCCATTATTGTGGATACACTCGTGAAGAAGCAAACAGTAGGTGCAGGTTTTGACGAGAACGGAGAAACTAACGGCGTGGCATGGTTCCAGAACCTAACCATGTACGTGATGCTACCACTGTTTATCTGTCTACAAATTGCACTGGCCT